CCATCAGCCTGATGGCACATACGTGTTTGAAGATCGATGCGAAGCTCTTGGCGAAGAGCACGAAGTTTGGAACATGCCCGGTCATCGTTTTGTCGATACGTGTGCCGTCATCGCAAAGACGCACGTCTTCCGAACTGTTGCTCCTATATACTGCTCCGACGCCTTCGGGCGGGATCGCGACGCTTATCAGCTTCTGAGCAAGCTCTTTCCCAAGTTCAAGGGGGTGACCAAGCCGACCGTGTGCTTTCGTGTCGGCTCGTCGCCAAACTCGGCCACGCTCTCCTACTTCGCGGCAGGCAATGACCTGATGCACCGCAAGTACGGCGACACCATGCCATGGGAATCCGATGAGCAAGAACTATTACAATCCGAGGCAGATCCCGCAGGATGAGATCGACCTCATCGTCGAGTTGTACAACCAGAGCTGGCCCCTTCAGCGCATTGCCGAGCATGTCGGCAGGACGGCGTCGACGGTCAAGCACGTCATGGCGCGCGAGCGATCACGCGAGAGAGAGCGGCGTGCGAGAGAGATGCACAGCCGGGAGCAGCACGAGGAGCGCACGCTCGAGCGGCTGATCCACCTGGTGACCTACACCGTGGAGAAGCGTCACCCCGCCATCAAGCCGCCGACGCTCAAAAGCGACTTCATCAAGCCGCCGACCATGGCGCAGCTTATGGGACGTAAGTGACCGGGTTCAGCCTCGAGCGCTTCTACCGCTTCTGCCGCGCATTGCAGATCGAGACCAAGGAGCAAGGGCTGCGCTCGCTGTGGCCCCTCATGGGCTCGCAGCAATATGTGATGAGCGAGATCGGCAAGGGCATCGAGGACGACGTCCACTTCTTCGTGGTGTTGAAGGCCCGCCAGCTTGGGATCACCACCGTTACCCTGGCGCTCGACCTCTACTGGAACTTCACCCATCCCGGCCTGCAATCGACCTTGGTGACCGACACCGAGGAGAACAGGGACATGTTCAAGTCGACCTTGGGCATGTACATCGCCGGCCTGCCCAACGCCTACAAGATCCCGGTGCTGGCGCATAACCGCAACCTCCTCGAGCTCGCCTCGCGCTCGCGCCTCTTCTATCAGGTGGCCGGGCTCCGATCGAAAGGATCATTGGGTCGTGGCAAAGGCATCACCTATCTCCACGGGACCGAGACTTCCTCCTGGGGCGACGAGGAAGGCCTGGCTTCGCTGCTGGCTTCTCTGGCTGAACAGAACCCTGCCCGCCTTTACGTCTTCGAGTCGACGGCGCGCAGCTTCAACATCTTCTACGACATGTGGACCACCGCCAAGCGCGCTCATACCCAGAGGGCGATCTTCTGCGGGTGGTGGCGCAACGAGTTTTACGCGGCTCCGGTCGACAGCGCGATCTACCAAACCTACTGGGACGGCCGCTTCACCGCCGAAGAGCGCGACTGGACCCGAGACATCAAAGCCCTCTACGACTACGACATCACGCCGAACCAAATCGCCTGGTGGCGCTGGAAGACCGTCGAAGGGCTCCGCGACGAAGCGCTGATGTATCAGGAGTTCCCGCCGACCGAGGACTACGCCTTCATCATGACGGGCACCTCGTTCTTTTCGACCGCGCGCTGCACCGAGGAAGCCAAGACCGCGGTCAAGACCCGGCCCGATTGCTACCGCTACGAGTTCACGACGGAGTTCCACCAGCTTACGGTCGCCAAGACCACCGAGCGGCTGGCGACGCTCAAGGTCTGGGAGGAGCCGGTCAAGGACGCCTACTACGTCATCGGGGCCGATCCCGCCTACGGCTCCTCCGACTGGGCCGACCGCTTCTGCATCTCGGTGTTCCGCTGCTACGCCGATGGTCTCGATCAGGTCGCCGAGTTCAATACGTCGGAATGCCTGCCGCACCAGTTCGCCTGGGTGATCGCGCATCTCGCCGGGGCCTACGGCAACTCGGTCCTCAACCTCGAGGTCAACGGGCCGGGCCAGCCGACCATCACCGAGTTGAAGCGCATCAAGCAGAAGGCCTCGATGCTGGAGGGCGCGCAGGGCCACGATCTCTGCAACGTCCTCGCCGGCATGTCGCACTACATCTGGAGGAAGCAGGACTCGATGAGCGGCCCGACCATGTCGCTGGGCTGGCTCACCACCGAGGGCAGCAAGGAGCGGATGCTGGCCTACTTCAAGGATTACTTCGAGCGCGGGATGATGAAGGTGCTCTCCATGGAGTTGCTCGAGGAGATGAAGACGGTCATGCGCCATGACGGGCGGCTGGGCGCGCCGGGCCGCGGCAAGGACGACCGGGTCATCGCCGCGGCGCTCGCCTGCGCCGCCTTCTCCGAGCAGGTGCAGTCGAGCCTGATCTACGCCAAGAAGACGCGGGCCGAATCGCGGGTCGAGATCGGCAAGACCGCCATGGAGATCGGCACCAACAAGAGCGTCAGCAAATGGCTGAAGGCGATCGGCATCTATGCCGACGAGGGCGCGCGGCGTTGAGCGACGACGACCACGTGACCTGCTTCCGCTGCCGCATGCGTTTCGTCATCGACAAGAAGCCGAGCGGCCGGTCGGAAGTTCTGCGCTGCCCCGACTGCAAGAGAGTATTCTGGAACAGCGACGTCAAACAGTGGAGCGCCGACGGCGTGCACGAGGACACGCTGATCCGCGTCGGCGTGGAGCCGTGATGATCGAATACACCAAGGAAGCCCTGATCCAGTTCGAGGCCGACATCGCCGTTCTGTGGGAAGCGGGCGAGTTGCCCTACCTCCTGCACCTCTCGGGCGGCAACGAGGACTGGCTGATCGACTTCTTCAAGCGCAACGTCGAGGACAACGACTGGGTGTTCTCGACCCATCGCAGCCACTACCACGCGCTGCTCGCCGGCATCGACCCGTGGAAGCTGAAGGTGAGCATCCAGAAGGGCGACAGCATGTTCATCTTCGATCGCGAGCATCGCTTCTTCACCTCGGCGGTCCTCGCCGGCACGTGCGCCATCGCCGCGGGCGTGGCCCAGGCGATCAAGGACGAGGGCTCCGACGAGGAGGTCTGGTGCTTCGTCGGCGACGGCGCGGAGGAGGAGGGCCACTTCGCCGAGGCCGTGACCATGGTGCAAGGCTTCAACCTGCCCTGCACCTTCATCATCGAGGACAACGACCGCGCCTCCGAGACCACCGTGGTCGAGCGCTCGGGCGGCTTCCGCCTGCACTGGCCCGCCTGCGTCGTCCGCTACAACTACACCCCGACCTATCCGCACGCGGGCAACGGCACGCCCAACCAGATCGTGTTCAAGCCGCGCTGATGTACTCCATCGTGACGCATAACAACTACCATTTAGGTGATAATTTAATCCACCTCTCGTACCTGCGCCGGGTCGCGCAGCAGAACCCCGACACCCACTTCCGCCACGGGGCGCACAAGCCGTACCTGAAGCAACTCGAGTTGATGGTGGAGGACGTTGGTAACATTGAGCTTTTCGATGCGGGCAAGGCCCCGCCCGGCTCGATCGACTCATGGAAGAACCGCAACGGCGGCTTCTACGGCCACCCCAAGCGCAACGACTGGATCGGCTTTCATCTCGAGTTCTTCGACAAGCTATCCAAAGATATTGGCGTCAATAATCCGATCAAGTCGCCCAACGATCTCTTGATGGATTGCCCGGCGATCAACCGCGCGCCGCCTTACAGCTTCGACTTTCTCGTCATCAATTCGCCGCCGCAGAGCGGGCAGATCTCGGTGCAGGACTTCGACCCGCTGATCGGCAAGCTGATCGATTGCCGCTACCGCATCGTCACGACCGCGGGCAGCGGGTACGACGTGCCCTGCACCATGCCGCTGCCGGTGACGGCGATCGGCGCGATCTCGCTGCGCTGCCGCTTCATCCTCGGCAACGCGACCGGGCCGGTGTGGCCGACCTTCAACGTGTGGAACCGCCACAGCGTCGAGCTCCGGCTGCTGCTCTTGGAGCCCGAGCGCATCTACTTCCCGAACGTCGAGCACGTCGCCTCGATCGCCGAGGCGCTCGAATCGCTGGAGGACCGGGGGCTGATATGACCTACCGCGAGGAGATCACGGCGGCCAACCTCAGCCTCGCCGAAGACCCGATGCGGCGCTTCGTCGGCTACGGCCTGAAGCGGGGCCGCGCCTACGGCACCTTGGCCGGCGTCGCCGAGGAGCAGATCGTCGACACCATCATCGCCGAGAACCTGATGCTGGGCATGGCCATCGGCATCTCGCTGAAGGGCTACCAGCCGCTGGTGTTCTTCGAGCGCATGGACTTCATGGCCAATGCGTGCGATGCCATCGTCAACCACCTCGACAAGATCGCGACGATCTCGCGCGGCGCGTTCATGCCGGCGGTGATCATCCGGGCGGTGGTCGGCAACACGCAGAAGCCGCTCTATACCGGCTCGCCGCACACGCAGAACCTGACGGAAGCGTTCCTCCACATGACCAAGGTGCTGGCGATCTGCGACCTGCACGTCCCGCGCACCGACATCCGGCAGACCTACTGGCGGGCGGCGCAGCAGCAGAAGAAAGGGATCTCCACGCTCATCGTGGAGCACAAGGATCTGTTATGAAGCACAACCGCTACAGCGATATGAAGATCGCGCATTTTCCCGAGAAGCTGCAGGCGCTCCTCGCCGGCCGCATCACCGCGCCGATCTATGTCCGGGTGAAGCCGATCAACCTCTGCGACCATGCCTGCTTCTTCTGCGCCTACTCCACCGGCTTCCGCAAAGGCGACCGCGCCAACCACATCCAGAGCGGGATGCACAAGGAGATGCACGAGCAGGATGTGATGCCCGCCGAGAAGATGCACGAGATCCTCGATGACTTCCATGACATGGGGGTGAAGGCCGTCACCTATAGCGGCGGCGGCGAGCCGCTGATGCACACCCACATCGTCGCCTTCATGGAGAAGACCCTCGAGCACGGCATTGATCTCTCGATCATCACCAACGGGCAGATGCTGGTGAAGCGCCGCGCCGAGGTGCTGGCTCATGCCAAATGGGTGCGGGTGTCGATCGACTACACCAGCGCCGCGGAGATGGCCGCCTCGCGCGCCGTGCCCGAGAAGAACTTCGCCATGGTGCTGATGAATTTGAAGAAGTTCGCCGCCATGAAGGACGAGGGCTGCGACCTCGGGGTCAACTTCATCGTCCACCAGAACAACTACCACCGCATCGCCGAGTTCGCCGGCGCGCTCAAGGATCTGGGCGTCGAGAACGTGCGCTTCTCGCCGATGTGGGTGCCGCAGATCGCCAGCTACCACGCGCCGATCCTGAAGGAGGTGCAGCGCCAGATGGAGCGCGCCCGCGCCCTGATCGACGAGCGCTTCTCGATCAACTCGACTTACGACGTCGAGTCGGAGTCGCACTCACCGATGCGCGCCTACACGCATTGCCACTACATGCAGGTCGTGCCGGTGATCGGGGCCGACCAGGTGGTCTATGCCTGTCACAACACCGCTTATGCGAAGCACGGCGCGATCGGCTCGATCAAGCATCAGAGCTTCAAGGATCTGTGGTTCAGCGACGAGGCCAAGGCCGTGTTCGAGGGCCTCAACCCGCAGCACGTGTGCAAGCACCAGTGCGCCAACGATTCAAAGAACAAGCTGATCCATCAACTGGCCGAGGCCGGCGCAGACAACTTCGTGTGAGAGGAAGTCATGGCGATCCTGCGCGTCTATCTCTGCCCTAAGCACGGCGTCAGCGAATGCTTCGACGACGAGCCGCGCTGCCGCATCAAGCGGTGCAAGGCCGATCTGCAGGAGATGATCGCCTCCCCAGCCATCATCCATCGCTCGACCAAACGCACCGACGCCACGGTCGCGCAACTCGCCGCCGACTACAAGATGACAGACGTCAAATCGACGCGCGAGGGCGAAGCCCAGAAGGGCGGGGAGCAGAAGGGCAAGGGCGTCCTCTGGGGCCAGATGGGCAA